TAATTGAATTGAACTAGTACCGCTTACTACTGTACCGTTATCACTTAAACTAGTGTTAGTGAAGGCAGTTCCTGTCCATTTAGTGATTGCGTCAGTATTAAGACCGGCAGCGCCAGAAACGGCAACTGTTGCTGTTGTACTACCGTCGTAGGTGAAAACTGAAATACCGGTACCTTGAGTCAGGTCTGGAAGGTTTGTAGTACCTACAAAATTACCTGCAAAAGAGCCAGTGAAGGAACCAGTTAAGCTAGAATTTGCTCCTGATAATTGAATTGAACTAGTACCGCTTACTACAGTACCGTTATCTGTAAGGCTTGAATTGGCAAAAGCGTTACCAGTCCACTTAGTTACTGCGTTAGAGCTTAAACTGGCAGCTCCAGAAACGGCTATTGTTGCGTTTGCACTACCGTTAAAAGAGAAGTCGGATACACCAGCACCTTCTGAAAGGGTACCTAGTGTAGTTGATGCTACGGAAGCAGTAACAGCGTGAGAGGCACTAAGTACGCTATTCATTCCTAGAGGACCATCTACTCCGCTACTTAAAATATAAGATGCGGTATTAGCTGTGAATGAACCAGTACTTTGGTAGCTAAATAATCCCGTCGTTGTATCGTAGGATACAATGTTAGGCTTATTTGCGCTAGCTAATCCGGCTACGTTTAGTGACCCGGTTATTGCTACATTGTTATCGACACTCAGCTTGTTTAGCTGGGCTATACTACCTGAGACTATGACTTTTTTCCAATTTGCCATTTTTCTTAAATTTATTTGTTAATAAATAGTACGTACTAGTCTAAAAATAGTACGTACTAGTCTAAACCTACATATAAATTAGTTGAAGTAAACCAAATTCCTCCGTTTGGTGCTGGACCTACTGGATTTGAAGATTGAGTTGCAAATTGCACAATACTCTCACTTACTGTTAGTACAGGTTGTTGGGTTTGTTTATTACGTACGTAGAAATATTCGCTGTATATATCTACAACAGTAGTTGAACCTGTAATAAAGAAAGTGCTTCCTGTATATATTAAATTAACAGAAGCAGTAGCAGCATTAGAGGACCCGTCTGAAACGAGAAGTCTCCCTGGGCCTGGATTATTTATAGTCTCAAATCCTTCTCCAGGTGATCCTACAGGTATAAATGCAAATTGATCGTTTTCGTTAGGGTCGTTACCTGCTGAGGTTAGTTGTATAACGCCGTAAGATTCATATCCAGTTTCAGAAGGAGCTACACTGGTTACTTGTAGTAGCTTATAAGTTCCTGATTCATTAAGACTTACGAGTTTAATTATCGTTCCGATAGTTAAATTATCAAGGTATCCTGAAAAGCTAACATTAGGATCGTAAGCAAAATTATCAAAAGAAGCCGATGTTGGAGAAGAAGACCAAGTTTGGTTTAGTTTAAAGTATCCGTTACCTGGATCGATTCCAGTACTAAGGCTTGAAGTATATCTCCAAATAGCTAACTGACCTCCAGTTTCTGCACCAACTAATAGCCCGTTCACAAATAAAGAACCGGATAAATTCGTACTACCGGTAACGGCTAAACTTCCACTTATTATAGCAGATCCTGTATAGGGGAACGAAGAAACGTTTGCTACGTAAGAAGCTGTTAATGCATACGACGAAGATATAGCATTTGAAATAGATCCGCTAAAGTAAGAAGCAGTTAATGCAAGTGAAGCAGTGGCGGGGACTAAGGTAGTTAAATTTATTAAAAAAGTTGTTCCGTCTCCTTTTGTAAAAGTAATGATCGGATTAGAGAAAGAAGCGGTTTTTACTAGAGAACCTGTATCTGTTGATCCGGCATTTAATGCATAAGATGCAGTAATTGCATAAGATGCTGTTCCAAAAAGGGATCCTGTGGCGCCTCCGTAAAGATTGACAGTACTTAAAAAATTAGCAGATCCTGTAACTCCCAGGCTTCCTGACATTAAAATAGTACTTCCGCTTACGCCATTTAAGGCATAAATAATTCTTAGAACCTGTTCGGACTTAATTATTTGACCCGGAGATATACCGGTTGTTGATATAGTATTCGCCACTCCTAAGAAGTTTAATTATAAATAGTTCATTCCATAACAACAATAAACAGAATACTATTGCACTTGTTCGGTGCTAAATACTATCTTACATATATTATATGTTTTTCCAGAAAGCTGTGCTAAATAAGCATTTAGCGAATCAGGAATTAAATAACCATTTACAGTCAAGTCGAATTCAGTTCTTACAAGCCTGTCTTCTCCCTGTTCGTAGACCTGAGCATCGTTAAATGTTTCAGTTTTTGTTAAAAATTGAAAAGAATCCGGGTCTCCCCAGTATGAATTAGAAGCAAAATTGATCGCTTCTATCATTTTATTCATCTGTTCTACAAAATTCGTCCATACTATGCAGGTATAATTCAACGTTACATAGTCAGGAGTAACTACTACTGTGTACTCTTTTTGAGGCTTTTGATTCTGTAAAACATTAAAATTATCGTATATATTCCTTCTTGAAAATACTTTTTCATATAACTGTACGTTTCTTGCTACATTACCGTCTATCTTATTTCCAAGAGTTCGATTCTGTACTACTGAAGATCTCTTAAAAACAAGTAGCGGTGACATAATTTTCGCTGCATTATCTCGGTAGTATCCATCCTTCTGTATCGACTTCCACTTTTCTGGTGATCCGTAAATAACAGGTACTAGTACCGTACTATTGTTTTGAAACACAGTAAGCTTAAGTACATTTGTAAAGTGATACATTATAGCTTGATCAATATCTTTTAATCCTATAGAGTACTTCTTGTCTCCTGTAGGTTCAAAAGCAGTCTCGTATGCTCTGTTGAATTCAGGTTGCCCAGGTTTAAATGGTTCAGAAAAAACGAGGTTGGGATTACCGTACTGCGGATCAGCAGGGATAATCAGTTTATTCATAAACTCCCTCCTAGTCTCTGGACGTACTATCTGTGGCATATTAGAGTCTCTGTTGTGTTATACCCAGTCTTTCTGGAGATGTCATATGGGTGTTCAAAATAATTGAAAAGCTAGTTCCGAAGTTATTTAAACCTTGAGAGTATGAGTAATTCGGATCTTTTCCTAAGAATAGCTGGTTTTCGTTTACGTTATCTACTTCGTAGTACAATTCGTTATACATAACAATATCCCCTGTCTCAGGTACTACGTTAGCTGTTTCTAGATCCGGTTTCAAAAATCTAAAATCTACCTCTCTCCTACTGTCAGGTCCGAAATTATTATCTGTAACTGTTGTGAAATCTCCTCTCACTATCAAGCAGTTTAAAAGTACCGGGCCGATATACTGCTTAACAATAGCTTCTCCATACATATTTGGAGGTGTTGCAGGTAGTACTACTTTGTAATAGCCTACTTGCTGAGTTACTACATCGTTTACAAACTCGGATGCTACTCCTAATTGCATTGTTGCGTCTCTTACTGAACCGAATAGAGCCATAATTATCCTATGTATACCATTAGCGGTATACTATTTAAAGTATCGTTAAGAGATTGGTTTTCTGATTGCTTTCTTTCAAGTTGCTTTTGTCTGGACATGTCTTCGAAATCCAGTCTCAATTTTTCTCTTAAAGCAGTTTGCTGTTCTTTACCTCGAGTAATTAAATCGTTATAATTAAGTGTTGCTTCAGCCCCAGGAATAAGTACTGTCTGGTATTTTCCTCGAATTAAACCTAGTAGTTCAGAAGCTAATGCTAAAGTATATTCGAAGATCCACTGCTTACCTGGTTGATTGATGTTTGAATAAGTAATTAATCCGTAAGGTGCAAGTGCAGGATTAGCTACTAACCCTTGGCTTCCACTATAAGGACTGTTTTCAGTCAACGACATTAAATCAGATTGGAATGCATATTGAATAGAAAGATATGCTCCGTAATTATTTGTATAGTTGCCGATAGGTACTGGTGTTACTCTTAAGTTAGTACCTATGAGTTCAAAGCTCCATTCAGGTAAACGTACATCATTTGACATCTCTAACTCCTGAATTCTTTGAATATCCCAGAAAACAGGATAATAGGTTACACTGTTATTTCCGCCATATCCCATACCTCCATATCCGCCCCAATCCCCAGGCCATGCACCTGATCCTCCAAGCTGTGGGTAGTAGGCACCATAGCCGTACCCGTAAATTGCAGGAGGGGCTTGGTACATTACTCTCTGAATTATTATTCTGTCTCCGGGATTCATACTTTGGGATGCAACTGCCCAATCGTATACATTATAATTTTGTTGCCCTGATATCAATTCTAATGAACCGCTTTTCCAACTTACAAATCCTCCTACTCCTGCTACTTGTCCGTAAGTTTCTGCTATATTAACAAGATTAGTCAGGTTTGGTGAAACTACAGTATTATTAAGTAGGGAAGAAGTTGGCTGCCCTTCGAGGGTTAAATAGTTATCTTTGATTTTTAATTGATAGAGCTCTTCAGCATAAATTGAAACTGCTTCTTCAAAGCATGCATAAATTGATCCAGACTGCAATTCGACGTCGAGTACAGGGTATCCTAACTTCCAGGCTACGTAATTTGCAACTTTAGGGCCATCAGATTGATATACTGTATTATTATCGTAGAAGCCGAAAGGAGTACTTCCTGATATTGGTCCTGGGTTCCCGTTGTAAATTATAGGATTTGCCATATTATTTAGTCTCTATGATCTGTGTATATTTTTAAAATGTCTTCAACGATCGGGTCACGGTGATTTGTTTTTAAAGTCACGACTGAAAAGCCTTCTACACTTGTCAAATTATTACAAATAAATCCAAAACCTGATAATCTCTTATCTTTTAAGTCAATCTGAGCAGTATCCCCGCATATTATCATTTTTGAGCCTTCACATATTCTACCCAAGATTAACTCCATTTGCCTATGTGTAATATTTTGACCTTCATCAACTACTACACAACAATTCGTTAAATTTCTACCTCTCATAAAGGCTACAGGAATGACCTCAATCCTACCTTCTATGATTTCTTTATCGATCTTCTCCTTGCTATACAGCCTATACATGTTGTCATATATTGCTGCCGTGTAAGGAGCAAGTTTTGCATCTTTATCCCCAGGCATAAAACCTAATTCTTCTCCTGCAGTCACGGCTGGTCTTGTTAAAATTACCTTTTCAACCTGACCTGTAAAGAGCAAATCAAGAGCAGCTTGTGCTGCTACCATCGATTTACCAGATCCTGCACCTCCTCTCAAAACTGTTATCTTATTCCCGAGAATCTGTGCTTTTGCAGATTTCTGTTCTTCGTTAAGTGTAACCTGGAATTTGATTGGATTCTTAAGTTTTTTCTTCTTTGTAACTGTTGTCTGAACCATGTATACCTATTTGATATAAATAGTGAGGCTTTCCAAATAAAATTCACAGTGTTAAATCTTATAACCTCTTGATATAGATACAAATAAAAAAACCGGCCTTTTTAGGGGCCGGTTTGTATTTTCGCTATCTAAGTACCTTAGCTAGCTTGAGCTACGTTCAAATTAGCAACATATACCTTACCGTAGTACTCAGGACGGATCATCTTCTTAGCGTAACGAGTCATGATACCTTTACGTGGAGTGAAGGTATTTGGATCGTACACTAGAGGTGTCATGATTAACGGTACGTATGGAGCGTAAACGGCACCACACTCTAGGAATTGGTTACCACGGAAGCCCATAAGGATTGTGTTCTCAGTCATGTAAGGATTCTTGTAAACCTTGTAACGACTGTTAAGAGCTCCAATCTTCTGAACACCGAACGCATACTTCATAGTATCTGCAGCTCCGTCTGTGTCAGCAGCAAATCCTGGGATAGACTCAAGAATTGTAGCTACAGTTGGAGAACATACTAAGAAGTTAGCACCACCACGGAGAGTTAACTGATGGATCTTATTAGATACAGCCTGAAGCTTGATACCCAAAGTTTGGAACCAAGACATTTGGTTGTAATAAGCACCAGCAGTATTGCTTACGTAAGCAGTACCTGCGTCGTTGATTTGGTTACCGATTTGTGCAGACCAGTTAGCAACTGTTTGTGCATTCTCGATAAGCATATCTAGGATTTCAAGGTCGATCTCAAGAGAGATATACTCAGAAAGCATACCAGTCAATTCAGCTTCAGCATCAAGAGAATGATAAGCATTCAAATCTTGAGCGAATTCTGGAGTCCATTGAGCTTTTAACTTACGAGTCTTAGCAGAAATAGTCTCAGACTTCATCTGTACGTTAATCTCAGGGATAACGATTGTAGAATCAGAAGCTGCGTTGGGGTTAGAAAACGGAGTAGGTGTATCGCCTGGTGCATCTTCGAAATCACCACGAGTTTGGAAATTGGTTTGCTTGTTATACCATACCCAGATTGATCCAGTTATAGCATCAACAGCAGCTGCGTTTGAACCGCTTACATAGAACAAGATGTTACCACCAGAAAGGGTAGTAAACTCATTGATCAAAGTTGCAGGTTTAACAACAGCTCCGCTACCACTTAATTCGAAAGCACGGATACCGTTAAGGTCTGGAGTGCTCAAAGAAGCAGTAGGAACGGCGATTTGAATCATTTTGCTGTCAACGATAGACTGAGAATAGTCTTGGTTAAAGTTAACTTGCTCGAAATTAGCAGCAGTAGTAACTACAGTTCCAGCAGATGCAGAGAACTGGTTAATAGAATAGCCATAACGGCCAGTTCCATAAAGACCGCCTTCTGCTAAGTTACCGAATCCACTAGTTGGAGTTTGGTTCAAAGTACCGTAAACTGACTGTCCTTTTACGAAAGGCAGAGGTACGTTGTTACCGTACTGGAAATCTAAGTAGAATACTAGGCCAGCAGGAAGATTCATTGGCTGTACGCTAACGAATTCTTTAGATGCGATTTGTCCGAAGATCTTACGTACAAGTGGAAGAGCAACACCAGCCCACTGCTCACCATTACCAGGAGTAAAGGTAGCACCGTTGGTAACACCACCACCAGTTGTAGAAGACTCGAGTACGAGCTGCTTAGCTTGGTTTTCAAGAATTACGGCCATATTAGTGCGGTCGTAGTCTTTCAAACCCTCAAGAAGGCCTGATTTAGCCCACTTCTTAGCAAGCTTCTGGCTAACGCCCAACTGGTCGTTGTAAGGGTTAGCGCTTTCTAGAAGAGAATTAACTAAGTTTGACATTTTGTGAAATTAAAATTTGGTTAAAAATTGATTATTTTATTCCAGCAAGCACTTGCCATCTTGATACGAAGGCATCTGCTTCTACAATTGGGCGAGCTGGAGCGTTACCAATTGGTTTTGATGCGAAACCTACAGATTCTTTGAGTGAAGATTTCTTGCTCTCTACGCTTAAAGACTCAAGTAAAGTCTTGTAAGTATTTTCAACTTCTTTAACAGAGATTGCTCTATCAAAGGCGTTGATTACTTTAGTTTTCTGTGCTTCAGAAAGATTCTTAGCTTTGAAAACTTTGTTTACGTAGAGAAGTTTAGCGCTGAAAAGATTTATTTCATTCAATTCAGTCTTGAGAGCTTTGATAGTCTTAACAGCCTCGTTAAGCTCTTTCTTCATCTCTTCAACTTTTGCAACGTGAGCAAGATTACCAGTTCCACCGGGGATGTCACCAGCTTCTGTTCCTTCTTCCATTGCCCCTTTATCTTCTTCTTTTTCAAGTTCGGCAAGAATTTCGTCAAGAGAAATTTCTCCTGCTTCCATTTCTTCACCACCACCTAAATCAGCGGCAAGATCAGTACCAGCATCAAGAGCTCCGCCACCACCTTGAAGTTGCATAAATACATCACGGATGATGTCTTTAAGCTCTCCTACAGTAATGTCAACAACTTCTTGTTCTTCTGTACCTTCACCAGCTTCGATGTCTTTTGTAAGGTCTTCGCCAGCTTCTTCAGCTTCGTCGTCCTCTTCTTCTTTTTCATCATCTTCAGCTTCGTGAAGTTTGTGATCGCCATGAGATACTTTGGCTTTTTCATCATAACCAGTTTCGCGTGTAGCGGCTTTTCCATCATAGCCATCAGATTTAACATGCTTTTCTTCAAGCGTGTCATCTCCTTCTTCAGTTTTTTCTTCAGAAAGAGCGTCTAATTCAGCTAAGATTTCATCTAGAGTAGCTTCTTCCATTTCGGTAGTTTCTTTATGCATTTCTTTTTTATCGTCATGCATTTTAGCTTCCTCCATTTCAGTAGCCTCTTCCATGGTTTCGTCCTCTTCTTTTGTGAGTTCTTTCTCCATGGTTTCCTTGATAAAAGGCTCAAAATGCTCGGCGAGAGTAGTTCTGGCGGCAGCCATAGCAGTCTCACGAACAGCCTTTGCGTCAAGGATTGCTTGCTTAAACAATTCTTGATTTTCCATCTTGAATTTTGTTTGGGAGATTGCTAATTAGTAGGGTAGCAATATAAGGGTGTATAGAATACAAGATGCCATATTAGGATGGCATACTATCATAAATATACCTGCCTCTACGGAAAACCTTGATTCTTAGTAAAAATTTTTATTTTATACAGCAAACACCGCTCTGTGTACAGATAATATCTGAAATCAGTCTGTTAACAGTACTTTGTTTTTGATCAAAGCTCTGCGGATTGTAGGATTCATTTAACCCTCCTACAGGTTTTACGTATGCACCATATGTAGATGGAGTTGAAACGAAGTCCCAGCAAATTAATTCTAGATCATCTTCTACTTGAACGAGACCTTCACCGATTGGTGTTACCGATCCCATTGCACGTGATGAAACACCTACTGTTATGTTATTTAAAAATAATTCTTTTAGAATATTTCCTGAAGGAGTATCTAAGATTTCAAATTCACCCATTAAATTTTTACCGTCCCACCAGAGACGTGTAATATTATGACAAACGTTCTTAAGATTGATAACAGAAGATTCGGGGTGATCAAGTTCTCCTAATGCTCTTCTTTCTTTAATTGGTCCGTCAATATACAGTTGAACTTGCTTTGCAAGTGTTTCAAAATCGTAAATACGTCTATTTGCATTTGGCTTATCGGCTGCCTGTACAAGACCGGCTACAATAAGAGGTGCTTTAGGATTCATCCTGGCCTCGTTTAACTGCTTTGGCAGGGGCGTGAATTGTAAATACTCTATTAAGACCTGTTTACTCATATTAGGCTTGTTGTTTTCTACCGGTTTTTGTATCTACTACTGTTAACTGATCCCCAGTAGATTTTTCTAAATCTTTAGCCGCTGTCATTCCTTGTGCAGAGTTCTTTCCGGTACTGATAGTAGTTCCGCCTGGTGTAGTGATTGCGTATCCTTCTTTCTCAAGAGCTTTAACAATTCCTTCTTTTACCTTCTTAATAAGAGTGTCTCTCATCTCTTTTTCTTCTTCTGGATTACCTGCAGCTTGTTGACCGATTGGATCTTCATTTATCTTCTCTTCATTATTCCACGGTACCATAGTACGTGGTTTAGGTTGATCGGAAGGAAGCTCTGTAGTAGTCTTGGGAGGTTCTTGCTTAGTGATAATATTTTTTTGAACATCTTCTACAGCTCCGTTTTCCCACTTTACTGTAGCAGTATGTCCGTCAAACTCTATTACTGTTCCGGGGCCGGAATCACCTTTTTTTTTATATACCTGCATACCCTTATGAATATTTTCATGGTGAGGGTTTTGGGCAGTCATCTCGTCGAGGATATGCTCTTTAAGAGCCATTATCTTTTCTTTTCCAGGTGTTGCGAATGCTTCTAATTTACCTTTAGGGGTTTGAGTCATTACAGGTATCTTAGCAGTCTTAGATTTCTTCTTTTCTTTTTTCTCTAAAGTATCCTGGGTGTTAGCTGTAGCATCTTTCTTAACAACCTTCATCTCGTTTGGCTTATCGTTGAGGTTGTTCTTTTTTACATCTTTCATTTCAAGATCCTTGTCCATCTCTTTAACAGCTTTAAAATTTGCAAGCTGCAAATCTTTATATGCATCAGGATCTTTCATGATAGTATCTACCACCTTCTTTCTAGCCTTGATATAATTTTCATCAGTAATCTCAGGCATTTTAGCAAGCTCATACTGAATGCCATGGTATACTTGATAGTAGTTTAAATGATCAATACCTCTGTACTCATCCATTTCGGCATTCGGATTATGTCCGTAAACGCCTTCTGGTTTTTTAGCTTCAGAAAGTATACGCTTCCCTTTTAAAATTCTTACAGAATCATCGTAAGAAGTAGTAGGAGATATATGTTGAGGAAATTGCATACGTACATTACGCATAAAATTTACCTTAGACATCTTACCTTCCAGAAGGTCTTGATATTGAGCTTGAATGTTTTTCATAATAATAAATATCTTTAAGGTCTTCTTCCTTGCCCGCGATAGGCTTTTGGTCTCGGGCTATGTTTATTGTAACTTTTCTTCGCCGAACCTGTTTTACGCTTACCGAAGGTGATTTTTCTGGAGTCTCCTCCACCTTTTCCTTTTGCCATGACTTTATTTTAAATTTCTGGTTTTTGTATAGACTTCAACTACTTTAGAATTGATTTTTTCAAATATCTTTTTTGTGTTATGCTTATATTCAAGAGTATTTTCACCTTCAGATAACTCAGTTCTCATTTGCTGAGCAAATTCTACAAGTTTAGATACCTCTTCGAGTTTGTTGTGAATCATTTTTACGGCCTCGTGCATTTGCTGATCCTTAGACCTAATAGCAGCTTGCTTTTTAAATTGGGAGTAGGCTCGAGATTCTCTCAAAGTTTCCTTATAGCCGTGTATAAAATGTATTAAATCGTTTTCGCTTGTTATAAGACCCTCGTTAAAAGCTTCTTCTACGTCTTTTAAAAATGCCTGTCCGGTTGGAGAATTCGGTTCAATACCTAAATCTCTCTTACCTAGCATTTTTACTGTATCCTTGATCATACTCCAGCTCACTTCTATCTCACCATCTCCTTCTTTCCAGAGCATCTTAACATCGATACTTTTCATTTTTTTGCCAGCCTCTTCAGCATTTGGGGCTTTGGTAAATCCAACACTGGAATAAGCAGAAAGATTTTTAGCTCCTTGAGAAGTCGTTTTGGAAGGATCACCGGCAAGACGGGGTGCATCTTCTTGATACTTTTTCTTTCGTGTACCTTTGAATGCTTTTGTAGATGCGTATTGTTCTCCAGTACCTGGAGCAAATGATGCGCCTGCGGTTGATCCGCCTCCTGTCGTACTGCCTCCTCCGCCTGCAGGAGCTGCAGCTGCTCCGTCTTCGTCTAGCTTAAAGTTCTTAATAATATCCTGCACCATTGCTAATGCTTCGATTCGAGTCAAACCAAAAGACATCGCTTTTTCGACCATTCCTTCTATGTCAAAAGGTAATTCTTCGTGAGATACGTCTTCGAGATCTTCAAGTAAAAATTGTGTGGCGAACTGATTGTTCATTATTTTATGGCTTTGAGCTCACTAATCAATTGGTAGTACTGCATTAAGCCGATTAATACCTCATCTTTAATAGAATCATTTGGACCGAGGGGCTTAATAAAATTTAAAACCTCATTTAATTTTATTTGAAGAACCTTATCTCCTACGTTAGACTTAAGGTCTACGAGCTCGGTCTTAACTTCGAGCAATTTTGTATTGAGATAGGTTCTTAATTTTTTAGTATCAGAAACGTTGTTAATATACTCTTTTAGCAAATCTTTTTGATCTCCTGAAAGACTTGCATACTTTTCGTTAAATTTTTCGACAAGTATTTTATAAGCTAGTATTCTAATCTCTTTATCCTCTTTCATAAACTCTTCCACTACTCTAGAAGCTACTTTTCTCTCAGTCAAAGCTTCTTTAGTAATATGTTCAAGGAGAGTTAACTTATTAGTGATAATCTGCTTAGTATCTGTAAACTTCTTAGTTAATTGATTCTCAATAAGTGTATAGACAGAAGCGTATACTTTATAATTTTGTATTTTTGCCTTAAAGAAATCATCGAGATCGTAATATTTTTTAATCTCTCTAATTAAGTTATACTTTTCTTTATCAAGCTTTTCTCTATCTAATTTTTTTGCCTGATCAATAACAGTATTAACTAATACTTCGGCTTTAGATTCAGTAAGCTTTGGTGAAGCTGTAATAGTATTATATAAGTTATACTCCTTACCTAACTCCGTATTTGTGAAGTACTTCTTAAAAATTTTGACAGCTTTGGGATCCTTGTTTACCATCAAGTCTGAGGTAGACTGACGTACTAAAAGCTCAAATAAAATCCCTGTATTTCTGTATTTGCTATGTTTTATCATTTATCCTAAGCTTAGTAATAAATATCAACGTATTAGATTAAATCTGAATCTGGTCTAATACGTGATTCGTCTAATAACTCACTAGTTTTATCATTCTCGTAAATATTAACTCTCTTATTTTTCTTATATGATTCTAATGCTGCTTTATTGGTTAAATAACTTGCTACAGTTGTATGTTTATTTTCTCTCAAAGATAGCGGACTTCCTCCTGTAAACTTCGATCTTAAACCGCCTGCATCTTCACCTGAGTTAGGTTTTGATTTCAGATCATACACGCCCATTCTATCTCTTCCAAGAGGATCGTCAGAAGTATTAATAAGTGAAACTTTGTTTGCCGGACGGCCTGGAAGTTTCACGGGTTCGCTAGGATTAGTTTCGTCGTAACCTTGTGGAACATTCTCTCCGGATAATGGTGCCGAACCATAACCGCCGTACATGGAGGCGATTTGATGAGGTGTACCGTAGGCTTGTCCGCTTTCTGCCGGATCGTTACCTTCTTCTTGAATTTGAGTCATTCTGAATTTACGCTTCTTATCTTCTATAATCAAGTCGCGGTATTCATCAAACTCTTCTTCAGAGAAGTGGAATAATTTATCGTAAATCCAATCAGTTGGCATTAATCCAATTTCTATCATTTGAGCTGCTAAATCAGTCTTCTCCTTCATGAGTGCAATTCTTTCTTGCTCGTAAATAATAGAAGGAGTAGTTAGTGAAAGTTCGAAATTAGTTAATGATTCGTCATCGTATCCGTGGGCATAGAGATGTACGAGTGCAATCTTAGTTAACTCGGATATGACAATACGCTGAATTCTTTCGATGGTACGTGCAAAGCGAATATCTTCAGCAGCCAATGTAGCTTTACCTGTTAAGTCTTTTTCGTATCCAAGGAATGCTTTAGGTATCTTAAGGGCTGCAAATAATTTATTAAGTAGGTAGTTGATATCTTCAATACCGTTATACTCTAGTGGTGGTGCATTATCAATACGTGTAGAAGAATCGTTACCGCGTACAGGAATAAAGAAGTCCTCAAGCATATTCTGTACGTTATAATTCAAATTGTATTGACCTGTCTTCTGATCAACAAGAGGAGTTTTTTTCATCTTGTTAATCATACGCTGCATGTAGTTCTCAACCTCATTTGGAGGAATAGCTCCTACGTTTACATAGAAGATACGGCGCTGTGGTGCACGAGTAAGACGATGAATCATCATCGCATCTTCCATTAGTATGTACTGCTTATAAAGTCTACGTCCAGGCTCTAAATAAGAACGTCCGTAAGGTAGATAATTGACATCACCAATTAATCTTAGGTGTGCCATTTCGTAATTATAGAATGTAATACCTAGGTCAGTGTTCTGATATGAGGTAGAATAACCTGCAGTAGCGCCTAATGCAGCAGTTGGGTCGTATTTAAAGATCACCTCTGATGGATTAGAAGGATTAGTTCCTTCAAGGCGTACAATATTATAGGCTGAGAATGGGATTACGTTGTAGACTCCATACTTTTCTGCTACTTCGAGCTTAAGAAAAAAATCACCATACTTACACATATTTCTAATCCAGAACCACAAGTTAAACTCAACGTTGAGTACGTCGTAGAAAAGGCTATAAAGTATTTTCTGAATGTTTTCATCTGATGAACGGATTTGAATTACGTCGCCTTGTGAATTCTTTAATGTACACTCGTCGGCGATAATATCTAGAGCGGATGCAATAATAGGATCTGTGTCCATGGCCTCGTAGTCAGAATAAATCTGTACCCTTGCACTCTGATAATTCTGTGAAAGGTTAAGGTTTACCCCGTAAGAGGTTGATGTAGTGTAGATACGGTTAAAGCGATCAACGAGTGCGTTCGTTTGTAGTACGCCGTCTACCTGTATTTGATTTACATCGACAGTCTTAAGAGTTCCGCCATCGTTTCTAATGATAACGTCAGTAGAAAACAGGCGTTTAAGTGTCGAAAATAGGTTCCTTTGTGGTTGTTGATCTGCCATATCTAATAAATATCTTTATCCAAGTAGCCACCCGATGTCTTCCTGCTGGCCATTTACGGGCATTTGCCATGGATTTTGTTGATTTTGACTATTATTTGGGGTATAAACCTGAAATCCACCCTGTGTTCTAGTGTAATTATTAAGACTTGCGTAAGCCAGGTCCATAGCCGTTTGACGGAATCTAATTGCTGTATCACGTAAAAACAAGCCAATACTGTGAGACATTACAAGGTCATCGTTGTAGCTCTGGAGTGCTTGTGCTTTACCATTTTTCCAGATAAACACTCGCCACTCATCTAAAAGTCTCTGGGATCTAATCACAACGCTTTTTTCTTCTAGGAACGATCTTGCTTTTTCAAGTACGAGAGGGCGCGTTCTTTGATTCATACTGAATCCTGGTACCATTCCATCTCCTCTATCAAATTTTTCTACGTAAAGCTCGATCTGTGTGCCTACTATCTCTGATTTAGGAGAGTAGTATAGGTTTGGATAACCCATTTCCTGTATTGTTGTTACTACATCCCATCCAATGTTTGCATTCTCTACCACAAGCATTGCGTTATTCCATTCTACAGCTACTGAAACTAACTTACGTGCAAAGTCTTTTGTACCTAATTGGTCTTTAAACTCGGCGACCTGGGTCATAGTTTCTGTCTCTATGACATGAAAGGTAGAAAAGTCTAATCCATCTCCGCGTGCTACGTCTGCTACTACTAAATAAGTAGCCATCGAATTTGGATAGTCCCATAACCAGTAAGAGTGGTTCATATCCCTTCTTTCTAGCGGCTCTCTCACTGTATTTAACTGATACCAGTTTAATGTATCAGGTTCCAGGAAGGTGTTACCTGATGTACTAAAATCGCAATCACATTCTTGAGCAGCATTTCTCTTACCCAGGGTTGCGTCCTGTTCATCACGCCAGGCTTGGCTTCTTTCTGGGTGCACAGTCCATGGAAGAGCAATAGGAGTAAATTTATTTTCCCCGTTTTGTGCACGAGTAAATTCTTTGTGAAACCAGTTACCGACTCCATTTGGTGTGGAGAGGGCTATACATCGACCTCCGGTTGCAAGTGTTTGTTGTGCGGCTGTAAATATGTCTTCAATTCTATCAATAAAGGCTGCTTCGTCTATTACAAGTAGTGATACCGCTTCTGAACGGGCACTGTCTGTGGCAGCTGAAACGGCTTTAATTTGTGAACCGTTTTTTAAACGTAAACTCAAGCGGTTATGCTCTAATACAGGCATTTGTAGCCAAGTAGGTAGGTTATCGTAGGCAAATCTCACCTTTGTTACCATATTCTTAGCTGTTGCTTGAGTAGTGGCAAGAACGAGAACGTTTTTATCCTGTTCAAACAACATCATCCAGAGTGCAAATGCAGAGGTTAAGGTAGAAATACCTAACTGCCTCGACTTATTTATAATCGTATAGTCGTGTCTTTGTAGCAGTCTAAGAACTTTTTCCTGAAACGGGTAGAGATTAAAGGTCATCCTACCTCTAGTAGGGTGTTGAATAGTGTAGTACTTCTTCATGAAGTATACAGGATCTTGTTTACACCGTATTAATTCTTGTTTAATTGCATCACCTATAGCTGTACGCGTGGTCGTCATTTATAAAAATTTATAACCCCCTCAAGCTAGATCGTCTTGATCATCATCTAATTCAGGTTGCATAGCCTTTTGAATATCGGCTCTTAGTTTTTTAATTTGTGCAGGAATATTACCAATAGCGGCTTTATATTGATCTAGACTTAATTGTCCGCTCTTAAGCTGCATTAGTAATGCATCTTTTTGGTCTTCTAGACCTTTTAATTTAAGTTCTTTAGTATGTAGATTTTTAGTCTGTCTATCAGTCCTAACGCTTGTTGGTGCCGGTTCTTTTTCTACTTCGCCTCCAAAATCTTCCTTCTCGTCATCGGATTTATAAGGATTATCAGCATCAGGATCAAACATCTCTTCATCACCTTGTTCTGCTCCCATGGCCAGTTTTTCGGCATCAGTTTTAGTCATGCCACCGACATTATCCTCTTCGTTCAACTTGGAACGCTTAGTTAATCTGTTCTCTACTAAGAACTTTGGTAGATTAAATATCATAGTGTCGTTTATTAATAAATAGTTTAAAGTAGCGAATCAGAAGATATATCTGTAGGAGCTATAACTTTCTTCTGGGTTAGTTTTTCTTTCCATTCTGCTTTTGAATACCGGATTCCGTAAAGGTAATATTCGGGTGCTTTGCCTTCATTTTCGGCATAAATCAGGGCCGGTCCGTCTACAGAATGCATTTTACTAACCTGTCCATCGACTTGTAGGTAGCTAATAGTTTTTCCGCAAATAGTATTTATCGTTCTAATAACGCTTTTTGTTCTCATGCTCTAGGTTTTATTGATAATAAGAAAAAATATTCAAACCTCCAACAAAAAACCCTCCGAATTTGGAGGGCTTTATATTTTAAGCTTCTGTTTCTTCTGCTTCAGCTTCTGCAGGCGGTGTTTCTTCTTCTGCCTCTTCTGGTTCACCGGCTACCTGTTCTTCTCCTTCAGGACCCTTAGTCTCAATGGGATTACCGACGGATAATATACGTGCGATAGCATTAGTACATCTCTCTCTTTCCCCGATTGTTTGCAGGTAAAACTTCTTTCCCGCTACTGTCGCCTCGTAGGCCTTACCTAGGAAGGTAAGCATGAAAGTCTGTCCGTTGTGAAGAACTATTTTAAAAGTGGTGGGCTTGGGTGCAACAATGTATATACCTGTAATATAGTCTTTATAAGCAGGAGACATTAGCATCTCCAGGGTTTTTCTGAGGGTTGGGTACTTAGCTAAGATAAAATTGATAGGATCGTCTTCAAAAGATTGAACTTTTGGTTCCATCCTCTCAACTTCATTGAGTATCAACCTTCTTATTATATCTCTAGTTGTCATAGTATCTTAATTCCTCTAGGAGTTTTTGCATAAAATTCTGCATCCGGAAACGCATACAAATACTCACCGCTAGGAAGCTTATACACTCCAAAAGTACCACCGTACTCGTCGCTTTCCCATACAGTCTTTACGTTACCATTCTCAAAATTTTCAATATCTTCATCTGTGGCGTCTACAGAAAAGATTTGATCTCTGTTGCCATCATCACTAAAATCTATGTCGCTGATGTCGATAGTTCTTTCTATTTGACGCATTGTAGAATCATCTCCACCTACATCAGCTCCTTGCATATTGAATCCGAATTTTTCAAGTCCGATAATATCCTCTTCAGTAAATCCTTCCCCACTGTTTATGTAATCTACTAAGACTTCACTTACTGCATCTATTAGACCTTCAGATTTAATTTTTGCTACTATGTTTGCAAAAGCTGGTGTATTTAAGCCTGTTGATTCTCCTGCTCCAGATGACAGCATATCAACTATATCCATAGCGTACTCATTGGCAGAGTTGTTTTCCTTCAAAATACCGGCAATCTTTTGTAGCTGGCGAACTTCGCTAAGTAATGTTTTCTTTTTCATATTTTTTTAAGCTAATAATGCGTGATATTCTTTAAAATGTTTGATACGATCGGCAAGTCCAATTGTACCTCCGTTTACAAGTTTAGTTATTTTAGTTACTACAGCATCGGTGGCACCTTGATCGGCTACTGCATTGATCTTACGGCTATTCCAATACCAAGCAGCCGATAACAAAGGATACTTTGTAGCAACAAGGTCAGGATTGGCTAAAATATCTACACCAATTGCTTTACCAAATGCAGTATAATTATCCTTTCCTGTTAATTGAATGTATCCACGTCCTCTGTGCTTCCACCCATCTCCGGATGCTTCTGGACCGTTACCCATTCTACCTCCGTAGATTAAGTTAGCAATTTTTTCGGGCTTACGCTCGTATAATTTAGCTTTTTCAGGTGTAGGAAAATACTTTTTAAAAAGACCTAATAATCCTTTTGCACCGTAATTTAAATTTTCGTTTACTACTCTAAAATTACCGCTCTCGTGTCCGCACTGGGAAAGAAAATGTGCAAGGCGCAAGGGTGTATTGATAGCGAATTTAGTTCCTACTTCAGGAATCTGGACAATTACGGTATCGGGTACATGTCCTTTTAGTTTATCTAGATTCATTTTACCTAGCTTTTTGGTTTTTTACCTGCTTTTTGTAACGCTATTGCAATAGCAGCTTGTTGTGCTTTGCTATGTGCTTTCTCTTCTATTCCGTATCCAGGTCCTGGTTCCTGCATTCTACTAGATTCACCAGCTAAGTATTCAGCTACTGAATGCATATAGTCGGCAGCAAGTGAAATATATGCCGATACCCAACCCGGTAAGTTATCTCCTTCACCGATCATTTGATCGATCTTAGAAGCGTTAGAGATTGCATCTCTTAACTCGTTTTTGGCCATTCCGGCTTCGTGGTCGTGGCCGTGATTCCAATCGCGTCCGCACTCGTTACACTGTCCTTCGGGTAGTAAATTTTTTAGCTTTATCATGGTAATAAATAGTTAGCAATGATAGTTTAAGTATCTTTGAAGTGCTTTTGCGTAGTGAGTCCCTTTATCTTTTAGTTTTGATTTAGCAGATCTAACCCTTGAGCATGATAGTTTCCCAAGTCTTTTTTTAAGAATTCCAGGCTTTACTGGATCGTCTATTCCTTCATCTAAATCTTCTAGACCTGTATCGTCTTTCTTCAGATCCTTTTCGATATCCTTCATTGTATTTGTAGCCCACTGTTTTTGATCAGGTGTCAATTCATCATTAACAGCATTCTCTACAAAAGAAATAAATTCGTCTTCACCTAATTTATATACTTCGGCAAAAAATAATTCACGAACACGTGCATCTTCTACATTACTCTCGTTATAAAGTTTTGAAATAGCATCGTAGAAAAATTTACCGAAACGTAAATCGTTTGGTTCATTAGATAATTTATCTACAGCACCTACAATGGCTTGATTCTTTTCTTTGTCGGCACCAAATCCTTCAGTTCCTACTATCTCGTATAATCCTTTTACTATCTCGTGGACAAGCATCGGAAAACAAAGTGCTTTAGCTTTAATAACAAACTGCTCATTCTCTTCGTCATACTCCATATCGCTTTCACCTCCTTGCATTTTCTGTCCTTGAGCAAGTGCAGCTAGCATCATAGCAATAGCGTTCTCGTCATCGTAAATCCCGAATACTAGTTTTAATATCTCATTATATTTTGCAACTAGTTCTGGATTTAATTGATCTAAATACTCCTTAAAAAGCATAAAACCAAAAGAACCTCTTATAGAAGCACCTTGAGTAATACCGTTTATAATACGTCGCTTGGCTTTTAACTTTTCTGGATCTCCTTCGCCAAAGCTAGGAGATGATGGGTCGTCTTGTGGCGGTGGGTGTTGTATATCTAGGTTCTCTCCCCCAACGATCTTACCGTCTATTTTTATATTTGCATAATCAATAATCGGGTATGCATCAGTAACCATCTGTGCAGCTACCATTTCTAATTCGTCGCGGTA